TTCTCTTTTTTTGTTTTTTTTTGGATGGTGATAAATTCGTTTTCTTTTTTTTAAAAATATATCCACCAAGGCAAATTTTTTTTATTACACAAAAACTCAGGAAAAAAAAAAAAAAAAAAATTTCAAAAAAAAAAAATAAAAAAAAAAATCGCTTTTTTTTTTTTTTTTTTTTAAAATTTTTTTTTTTTTTTTTTTTTCGAGGAGGTGCGCATATATTTTCAAAAGTCGTATTTGACACCATAAAAGCAATATGCTAACTTGTAGTCAACAATCGTTGAATACAAGCTTACCCAAAATCCGGTTATTTTTACATTTTCACTACCTTTTTGACCCCTGAATTGGTATGGTTTTTCATGCGTATTTTGAGGCTCTTTTTTGATCTAATTTTAACCCTTCTTTTGACCTATGTTTTGGCGGATTATTTGGCCTTAAAAAAGGAGTGCGAATTGCTAAAGAAAGAGCGTCAAAAGGCGGTGGAAATTTCTAATAAGTTGGCGCAGGAACTACTAAAGAAAAACCCCAAGAAGCTATTTGAATTAATCCACCCTTAGTTAAAATTAAATTGTTTTCAAACCCCCCAACAGATTGCTAAATATATAGACTATGACTTTAAAAGTTTTAAGTTTATGTGACGGCCTATCGGGTATTTCTCTAGCATTTAATAAATTAGGTATAGAGGTGGAAGTACATGCCGTGGAAACGGATCGCCAGGTGGGGGCGTTGGCCGACTTTAATGTACAGGTAGTGCGTTGGAAGAATGATGTTAATTCCATCACGGAGTCCGACATAGTGGCGCACGGCCCTTATGACTGGGTTGTGTTTGGTAGCCCATGCCAGAGTGTTTCTGTGGCGGGCGATGGTTCGGGATTAAATGGAAGCTCCGGTCTGCTTATAAAGTGCATGGAGATATTAAAACTCTGCCAGAAACACAACCCCTCTTTAAAGTATATTATTGAGAATGTTAAAATGAAGAAAGAGTTCTACTCTCAATTTGTATCTTTAATAGGGCACGAGGCAGTGTTGATAAACGCCGCCTTAGTTTCCGCCCAGAAACGGGAGCGGTATTATTGGTGCAATTTTTCCGTACCCCAACCTACAGATAGACGATTATTATTAAAAGACGTACTGGAATCCACTCCAGATAAAAGTATGATCTTCTCCCCTGGGGAGTTTGACCAAATACTAAACTCTAGGGTTTGCCTAGATGACTCAGAAATTAAGGGAGTCACCTTAAAAGACCATATAATTAAATCACAAAAGCAAGTTGTCTTTGCCTACTCTTCCTCTAGCAGGGCATGGGGTATAGACAGGCGCTCCAATATTTCAGGGAAGGCCAACACTCTTGCCACAGGTAGTGGAGGGAGTTCGGGGAATAGATCTATAAACGGAGTGGCCAATATTTCCCCCACGGGAATAACTCTTAGAAAACTCACAGTGAGAGAGTGCGCCAGACTTCAAACCATACCAGATTGGTTTCATCTTAACCCTGTGAGTAAAACCCACGCGTATAGGGCCATTGGTAATGGTTGGTGTACCGAAGTTATTATTCACATACTAAGGTGCGGCCTGCATCCGGTAGATCTATGATTGATATTGACCCACTGGATTACCCCTTTGTCACAGACGGTCATATTTATGCCACCCAAGTAGTTAGTGGGGAGATCCCCGCTTGCAAATTTGTAATAGGGGCCTGTAAGAGATACTTCAAAGATTTTAACAACCCCACTTTCTACTTTGATTTAAATAAAGCGGAAAGATACTTAAGACTCACTCAAAAATTTAAGCATGTTAAAGGTAAGAATTGGAAGACTGAAAACATAACCTATGAGCCGTGGCAATGTTTTGCCTTTATGAATATTGCTGGGTGGGTGGATATCAGAACCGGCGAGAGAAGGTTTAGAGTAGCTCACTTAGAATTTCCCCGAGGGAATGGAAAAAGCTTACTCGCCTCCCAGGCCGTACTATATTTTCTAGCGTTAGATAACCCTAAAGGGAATGAGATTTCCTGCGCCGCAACCAAGACCGATCAGGCGCGGATTGTCCTAGACTCTTCCCGTGCCATGGCCAAGGCCTGCCCCAAATACCTAGAGTCCACCGGAGTGGAAGTATTGGCCCACAAGATAATCCACGATAGGTCTAACTCTTTTGTCCGTGCCCTATCTAGTGATGATAAATCTTTAGATGGGCTTAACGATATACTTTGCGTCATTGACGAATTACATGCGGTATCTACAGAGTTGTTTGAGGTTATTTCCTCCGGCCTTTCTAAGCGTAATGACTCGCTCCTATTAACTATCACCACTGCCGGAAGGTCGGTGGAATCTATTGGGTATTCTCAATCTTCCTACGCCAAGAAAGTGGCAATGGGAGAGCACCTAGACGAACAATTTTTCTCCTTAGTATATACTGTGGATGAAACTGATAATATCCACAGTGAGAGAACCTGGAGAAAGGCAAATCCCAATTACGGCGTTTCAGTAGATCCGATTACTTTCCATGCAAAATCTGAAAAGGCAAAAATAACTCCGAGTGACTTACCTAACTTTAAAACTAAACATTTAAATATTTGGGTATCTGAAGCCAATGCTTATTTCGATTTAGCTAAATGGGATAAGTGCGCCAATGAAGAATTAACATGGGAGTCTGTAAGTGGCCTTAGATGTTTCGCTGCGGTGGATTTATCTTCTAAGGTGGATTTAACTTCTATGGGGTTTTTATTTCGCATACCTTATAAAACTGCCTTAGGTGCGGATAAGTTTAAATACAAATTTCTAGAGAAGTCATTCATACCAGAAGTGCGGATAGAAGAATCTAACAACGTACTACTCGCCAACTGCCTCGGCTCTGGACACCTCATAGCTACTAAAGGGGAGGCGATTAGTTACGACACTATTGAAAAGGAATTTATCGCCTCAGTGAAACCTTTAAAACTTAACTCCGTTTTCTATGACCCGTGGAACGCCACTCAATTTGGTCAAATATTAGTGGCCAAGAAGTTCGACGCTCAAGAATTTAGAATGACCACTGCAAATTTTTCGGAGCCAATGAAGACTTTAGATGCGCTGATTCGTGAAGGTGAGTTTGAACACAACGGAAGTCCACTATTACGTTGGTGCGTGGGAAATGTCGTGGCCAAGGAAGATGCGAACGGGAATGTATTCCCTCGGAAGACTCACGAAAAATTAAAAATTGACCCCGTGATAACTCTTCTTATGTGTCTGGCCGGTTGGGTGAAGGAAGAAGATAATAAGTCCGTTTACTCTTCTCGCGGAATTCGTACAATTTAGCACTTGTCATAGTGGGTTAAAAATTCTTAACATAGAACTACTATGGCAAAATTATTAGACTTCAAAATGAAAGCGCGTACTCTTCAGATAAGTAATAAATCGGTCACTAAGGCCGAGATTGTTATGTACGGTCCAATCGGATCTAGTTTCTGGGATGAGTCCATTTCAGCTAAACAAGTTTCGGACATTCTAAAAGACCTACCCGATACGGTTAATGAAATATCCTTAAGAATAAACTCTCCAGGTGGAGATGTGTTTGAGGGGATTACAATTTACAATCGACTTAAGCAACACAAAGCAAAAGTAATTTGTCACATAGACGGTATGGCGGCTTCTATTGCCTCTATCATTATACTGGCCGCTGACGAGATTATTATTGGTGAAGGCGCACAAGTAATGATTCACAAGCCATGGACTTTCGCAGGCGGGAACGCCAACGATTTAGAAGCGATAGTTAACCGTCTGGACGATGTGGAAAACCAACTCATTGGTATTTACATGAAGAGAACCGGCATATCACGTTCTGATTTAATAGATATGTTATCCAAGGAAACTTGGTTCGACGCTGACCAAGCAATTGAAAATAAATTTGCTGATAAGAAGTCGGAGGAAGAAGCAATGCCAATCGCCGCCTCTTTATTAGAGGGATGTGTTTGGATGAAAAAGAAACCACTTAATGCGAATAGCGCAGAGAAAGTGGCAATGGGTAAAGCAGTAGAATTGACTGGGAATTTAAAGAGTTTTTTAGCTCGCAAATAGCGTAGCGACTCTGGGATTAAATATTAATTTTTATAAGGGGATCGTATGACTGAAGTAGAAAAAATGGAAGCAAGATTATTAGAAATCATTGCTGCGCTAGAAGGTATCACTGCTGGAACTTTAGGCGACAAAGAAGTAGAACAATTAAATGTTCTTAATGATGAAGCCACTGCATTAACAGCTAAAATTGAAGCAGTAAAAAAAGCTGCTGCAATCACTGCGTCTGCGTCTGCGTCTACTCGTAAGACAGGCCCAGCTTCAGCTTCAGCTAAACCTAATGAAGTTGTAGTTATCGGAAACAAAAGAGAAGACATTAACTTTGGTTTCGAGTCTGCTGGACACTATGTTAAAGCGATTAAAGATTCTGCTTACGGAAATGTTGATCCACGTTTGAATAAATTCATGAACGCTTCTCAAAATGAAGGTTCTGGAGAAGCTGGCGGATTTCTAGTTCCTGCTGATATGAGACAAGAAATTCAAAAGAAAGTAATGGGAGATGAATCTTTACTTCCACTTACTAAACAATTCAAAACTAATTCTAACAGAGTTGAATTGCCAATTAATGAAGTAGCGCCATGGGATTCTACTGGATTCCAAGCTTACTGGGAAGGCGAAGAAGTAAGCCATACCGAATCTAAAACTAAGTTTGGTTTGTTTGATGTTAAATTAAATAAGCTTACGGCTTTAGTAAAACTTACTGACGAAATTTTAAGCGACACAAGCTTAATTGAATCTTATGTAAGACAAGAAGCTCCAAACGCTTTAGTACACAAAATTAACTCTGCAATTATCAGCGGTGACGGCGTTGGGAAACCAGCGGGCTTTTTAAGTTCTGCTTTCAAAATTAAAGTATTGAAAGAAGGCGGACAAGCGGTTGACACGGTTTTATTTGAAAACATTAACAAAATGTTTGGCCAATTATTACCAAGCTCAGTAAGTAAATCTTTCTGGTTAGTTAACCCAGCGGTTCTTCCTCAACTTCGTTTGATGAAGTTCACTGATAACTCTCCAGTTTATATCCCAGGTATGGGTGGAGTTGGAAGCCTAGCTTCTGCACCACACGGATACTTAATGGGTTTACCTATCAGAGTTCAAATGGCAGGAGTTAAAGCTCTTGGTGACGAAGGGGATATTTCACTTGTTGATTTATCTTACTACCACTCATTAGTTAAAGTTTCTGGCTTTAAGTCTGAAATCAATCCTTGGTTATACTGGGATAAAGATGTTCAAGCATTAAAGATCCAAACTCGTATTGGCGGCGGAGTTCCTTACAAAGCTCCAGTTACTACTGAATTTGGTTCGTTCAATATGTCTGCTTTTATCACTCTCGAAGATAGATAATAGCTAAAATTTCCGAAGGTAGTCCTCTCTCCTACCTTCGGAATTATAAATTGAGGGATTAGAATTTAACATTGGAGATTTTTTATATGGAAAACCTACTATCAGAACAAACGGCAATTAAACAAGTAATGGCACCTGTAGATTTAAATACTGCCGCCGTTACTGGAGCTAGAATTAAATTAGAAAAAGGCCACAGAATCGCGGCAGTACTTTCTATGGGAACTTCTACTGCGGCAGTGGTGGAAGTTACTCTACGTCAGCACAACGCAGCTTCTGCTGGGACTTCTAAAGATCTAGTTGGCAATAAGCCACACTTCACTAAGTCTGGAGCAGAAACTTCATTCACTAAAGTGGAGCAAGTAACTGCTCTTGCGTTGAAAGATGTTTCTACTCAATTCGCATCTAACGGCGGAATTCTTGTAGTAGAAGCGAGTGCTGAAGAATTAGATATTAACAATGGGTTTGCTTGGTTTTCTATCGACATTGCAGACACTACGGCAGCTAAACTAGGTTCAGCAGTGTATCACTTACACGATATGAAATTCCAACCTGCCTTCAGCGAAGTTGTTTAATTTCAGCTTGTAGGTGTGTTAGCTCCTTTTCGCACCACAAGAGTTTTTATTTTGTCTTAGGGAGGTAGAGATACCTCCCTTTGTTTATGAGAGGTATTTATGAAACATGTTAAGTTCAACACAGACGCTTTTTACAATGGAGAACTCCTTGCAAAAAGAAATGAAATATTAAAACTAGAAGATGACTTCGCTAATCGCTGGATTAGAAGAGGCCACTCAGAAGTTAGTGGGGAAGTAATCGAAGCACCCACATTAGATGAGGAGATAATTTTAACTCCCGCCATTCCAGTTAAGGAAGTAATCGAAGCACCCACATTAGATGAGGGGATATTTTTGGAAACCGTTATTTCGGTTAAGAAAGGAAATCAAAAGAAATTAGAAGCTATTAAAAAGAAATTAGAAGCCAGCAAATAGTAGGTGTGTAGATGAGCATAACTTCTAAAATAAAAAAGATATTTAGTAGAGGTAAATACCAAGCCACGGAGCCTAGATCTCCTAGGAGTTTGTACTCATACTCAGGGGGATCGGAAGTAACTCCAGACTCAGCACTACAAGTCTCCGCCTTCTACCGTGGGGTGAACTTCATCTGTACCCAAATAGCTAAATTAGAGTGGCAAGTTAAAGACCAAAAAAGACGACCGATTAAAGATAACCTATACCGACTTTTAAACACTAGCCCGAATGAAGAGATGACCGCCTTCAATTTTAAAACTTGGTTAGTATCCCAGGCGATCACTGCCGGAAACGCTTACGCTGAGATTGAAAGAGACACCGCAGGAAGAGTTAAATATCTTTGGCCAATTGAAACTTGTGATGTATGCCCGACTAGAACCGTATCAGGAAAATTAGTCTACAGAATAATCGGTGGATCTTCCCGACAAGCTGCCGATGTTTACCTACAACCAAGAGATGTACTTCACATAAGAAGTCCACTCACATTCGGCGGGATTTCTGGAATAGGAGTTATACCCTACGCCACGGAAATCTTGGGAATAAGTTTAGGTGGGGATAAGTTTGCAAATTCTTTAATGGCCAACGGCGGTAGACCGAGTGGGGTTTTAAGTTTCGAAGGGGCGCTTGATGACGAGGCTTACGAGAGAATTAAAGAATCATGGAAAGAGTCTCACGGTGGGCGCAAGTCTGGCGGCGTGGCAATCCTAGAGGAAGGTGCAAAGTACACCGCAATTTCTTTCGACCCACAAGTAATGCAATTTATCGAAACTAGAAAATTTAACGTAATTGAAATCTCCCGATTTTTAGGAGTTCCTCCTACTAAGTTATATGACACAGAAGCTGCAAGCTACGCTAACCAAGAACAAAGTGCGTTGGAAGTAGTGACGGATACTTTAGATTCTTGGGCCAAGAACTTAGAATCTGAAATAGATTTTAAACTAATCAATGACTACTCTAGAAGCACCCAATTAGATTTGTACGGAGTGTTCAGAGGGGATATGTCTTCTCGTGCCACTTACTTCCAAAAGATGATGCAAGCAGGTGCCATCACACCTAATGAGATACGAGAAAAAGAAGGTATGCCAGGATACGAAGGCGGAGACAGATTTTTTATTGCCTCCAACAATTTCACACCTACCGATAGATTAGATGAAGTGATAGACGCTCAAGTAGCGCCCGCTCCAACCCCTCAACCCACAGTGGACCCAAAAAAAGAAGGCGCTAAAGATACTATAGAAGAAGATAAGAATTTGGCCTTGGCCACTATTGAGTATTTAAAAACAAGAACTAAACATAACTAAACTCGCTTTGCGCGTAGTAGGTTAGGTAGAATTGAAGAACGAAGTAATCATTGCACTTATAGCCTCTCTAGTAGAGGAACAAACTAACCTATGTTTTAGTTCATCCGAGTTCAAGCAAGGGCTTAGAGGTATCCGAGGCCCTAGAGGTTTCGACGGTACAGACTTCGACTTCGAAGAATACAAAGGCAGGATAAATTCCCTAGTCACTGACCACATAGAGTCGATCAAAAATTCCCTAAAATTAAAATACTGTGACTTAAATGAATTCGAACTAAAGGCTTTACGGGGTGAGGACGGAGATGGATTCGACTTCGATGAAAGCAAAGAGAAAATAACTAAAATAATTACCGGCCACATCGAAATTATTTCTGAGAGTTTGAAATTAAAATTCTCTGATTTAAGTGGAGATGAGAT